CGTTGTGTTTACCAAGAGGTTTTCTGAAAACAGCCCGTGGCAGACACAGACAGTGAAGCATATTTTGGAGAATCCGGTGTATCTGGGGCACATGGTTCAGGGCAAGAAAATCACAAAACTGCACGCTGGGCAGAAGCAAAAAATTATGCCCCCATCAGAATGGATCATTGTCCCCAATACCCATGAGGCCATCATTGAGCAGGAGCTGTTTGATGCGGTTCAAGCCATTTTGAAAGCCAAGCACGAGGAATACCACAGCCGTCTGGGGAAATACGCCCATTTTGACAGCGAAAACATTTTTGAAGGGCTTGTGGTATGCGCGTGCTGCCAGCACAATATGACACGCTATAAGAGTGTTTATAACAAAGGCAGGACGGTGGCGTACCACTTTATCTGCCTCCGCCACGCTATGCTTCTGGATGCCGGATGCCCCAATGCGGGTGGCTTGCGGGAAAACGATTTGAAAGCGGCCGTTTATGAGGTCCTTCGATTGCAGATGGCGATGCTCACGGATGCGGAGGCGGTCATCCAAAGGGTCAGCCGGTCCTCGGCGGCCAGAAGCCGCAGGACGGCTCTTGACAATGAGATCGTATCGGTGCAGGGACGATTGAAGAAGCTGGACACACTCCGTCAGACGCTCTTTGAAAGCTATGTGGACGGTATTGTAACGCAGGCGGATTATCTATTCGGGAAAAGCCGGTATGAGGATGAAGCCCGCCAGCTTGAGAGACACTTTCAGGATTTGCAGGACGAAAAGGACGCCTTGCCGGAGGCAAGCCCCAAACAAAATAAGTGGGTTTCCGCTTTTACCAAGTTCCGGGACGAGAAAGAGTTGACCCGTGAGATGCTGCTGGCGCTGGTGGAGAAAATCTATGTGAATGAGGACAAGTAGGTACATATCGTGCTGAACTATCAGGACGAGATGAAGAAACTATTTCAGGAGGAGGTATAGCACGATGCCGGAGGTCTTACCGCAAATGTTGAACTATGTGATTGCCATTTACATCCGGCTCTCCGCCGAGGACGGCGATCTGTCCGATGAAAAAAGCGAAAGCAACAGCGTTGTCAATCAGCGTGCCTACATCCACCGTTTCATTGAGCTGCGGCCTGAATTTGCCGGGGCGCAAATTCTTGAATTTTGTGATGACGGTTATTCTGGGACGAACATGGAACGGCCCGCCGTCCGGCAGCTTTTGGAACAGGTGCGTCAGAGAAAAATCAACTGCATTATCGTCAAGGATATGTCCCGGTTTGGGCGCGACTATATCGTGGTTGGGGACTATCTGGAACAGATTTTCCCTTTCCTGGATGTGCGATTTATCGCCATCAATGATTCCTACGACAGTAAGGATCACAAGTACGGTTCTGCGGGCTTGATTGATGTGTCCTTCCGAAATGTGATCTACGATCTTTATAGCAAAGACTTATCGGAAAAAGTGAAATCGACTAAAAAGCAGCTTGCCGAAAAAGGCTACTGCGTTGCCCCCTATGCGTTCTTTGGCTATCAGAAAGCGCCTGGGAATAAGCACACCCTTTTGGTGGACGAGGATGCCGCCGCCGTGGTCCGGCGTGTGTTTGACCTCTTTACCAGCGGCCTGTCTACTACGAACATAGCCAGAAAGTTCAATACAGAAGGAGTGCTGACCCCGCTGCAAAGGAAGCGGCTACAAGCGGTGAGCCGGAAGTGGAACTGCGTAGACCAGAATAAAAACTACTGGACTTCTTCTATGGTTCGCAAGATACTGGATGATGAGCGGTACACCGGCAAAGCGATCTATGGCAAGACTACCCGAAAAAAGGTGGGTTCCAGCCGGGTTAAGGCTGTTACAGAAAATCAATGGACTGTTGTGGATGGGGCGTTTCCGGCAATCGTTACGCAGGAGGTTTTCGATACGGCCAAGAGCCTGAATTGGGGTTCCCATCCCGGTTCTACCGGGGAAAGCTCACGAGTTTTCTATCGGAAGATCCGGTGTGGTCACTGTGGGCTTGCGATGGAACGGCTACAATCTACCCACCCCTGCTATGTGTGCCGGACAGACAGGTATAAGCCGGATATTGGGTGTCCACAGGACAGGATAGATGAAAAGGAACTGGAACAGACGGTTTTAGCATCTATTCGCACGATGGCCCAGCTTGTCCGAGGGGTGGTTCAGGCGAAGCAGCGCCAGTCCGCAAAAGATACCCGTTACAACCAGCGCCTTGACCAGCAGATCAAAGTACACCAGAACTCAATCCAAATGCGCCAGCAGGAAAAGATGGCGGCTTTTGAGGATATGGTATCCGGCAAAGTCAGCGCAGAGGACTACCAGCATAAACGAGGACGGTGTGAAAAACATATCCAGCGGCTTGAAATCAAAATCAAAGTGCTGGAGGATGCCAAACGGCAGGCAAAGGAAGAAGAACTCTCCACCGACAATATTATTCCCTATACCAATGTCAGAACATTGACACGGGAACTGGTGGATTCGCTAATCCATAACATCTACATTTACAGTTCAACTTCCATTGAGATTGTTTGGAAATGCGGGGACGAATATCAACGGCTGCTTGCCGATACCGCAAAAAAGGAGGCTGTGGAGCATGAACAGGGATAAAAAACGGTATTGGCTCTATGGGCGTGTTGCTTCACCTGATAAATGGGCTTTGGAGAACCAAATGATTTATCTTCGCAGCTTTGCAGAAAAGTATCAGCTCAATGTTGTGGGAGAATCCCAGGACGAGGCCAGCGGCCTGACCTTTGACCGGCCTGGGCTGAATGATTTTCTGGAAGCTGTCCGGCAAGGACGGACCGACGCTCTTTTGACAAAAGATTTGACACGCCTGGGGCGGGATGTCATGCAGACTGCCTCATGGATCGCAGACTTGAATACTTCGGGTGTAGGCGTGTTTTCCGTCACAGACTTGACTCTCCGAGGGCTTTAATTACTGAATCAGCGTAAAATTCGGCAAAAAATCTCATAAATTTTTTGGTTTTCTCTTGACATTAGGAGACGACGGATACTCCGGCGTGACCTTCGACCGCCCGGCCTATCTGGAGATGATGGCAGAGGTAGCGGCGGGACGGGTGTCTACCATTATCGTCAAAGACCACTCCCGCCTGGGCCGGAACCGGCTGGTGGTAGGCATCCTGCTGGAAGAAACCTTTGCCCAGTACCATGTCCGCTATATTGCCATCAACGACGGCGTGGACACCATCAACGGCATTGACGACAGTATTGCCGTGCGGGACCTATTCAACGAATGGCACGCCCGTGATACCAGCAAGAAGGTGAAGGCGGTCATCATGGCGGCGGCGCGGCGGGGAGAACGGATCGGGACCTCCGCCCCCTACGGCTACAAAAAGGACGAGGGAAATTCCAAACATCTGATTCCGGATGAACAGACTGCCCCAGTGGTGACCCGTATCTTTGAGCTGTGCATGGGCGGGCTTGGCCCGGACAAGATCGCCAGAATACTCACACAGGAACGGGTCCTCACCCCAACCGCCTACGCTTACCGCACCAGAGGTGTCCGCCACTCCGCTCTGAATCTGGACAAGCCCTACGCCTGGTCCGGGAGTACAGTGGCCGGTATCCTGGAGCATGAGGAGTATATCGGCAATACCATCAACTGCCGGACCTATACCCCATCCTTCAAGAGCAAAAAGAGCCGTCTGAACCCGCCGGACAAGATACTCCGTTTTGAGGGGACCCACGAGCCATTGATCGATTTGGACACCTGGGAGATCGTCCAGCGGGTGCGGCAGGGCAAGCGGAGGCCCACCAAGCTGGGGCAACAGGATATGCTCTCCGGTCTGGTCTACTGCAAGGACTGTGGCTCACGGCATTATTTCTGCCGTTGCGGAAGCTGGGACGAAAGCCAATATACCTTCGTCTGTGGCAAGTACCACTGCCACAAGGAGGACTGCACACCTCACACCATCAAGGCGGCGGCCCTTCGGCAGATTGCACTCAGCGAGATCCAGCGGGTGTCTGCCGAAGCGAGGGAACATTGGGACGAATTGTTTCAGCGCCTCACCAGCAGCCATCAGAGCCGGGCGAAAAAGGAACTGGCCGCCAAGCAGCGGGAACTGGACAAGGGAGAGCGGCGGCTGAAAGACCTGGAAACGCTGTTCCGCCGTTCCTTCGAGGAACTGGCTTTGGGGCATCTCTCCGACGGGCAGTTTCAAACGCTGGTAAAAGGCTATGGGCAGGAAAAGGCGGAACTGGAAGCAAAGGCGGAAACGCTCAGAAATGAAATTGCCAACCAGCAGGACACGCTTCTGAACGCCGACCGCTTTCGCAGGCTGGTGGATAAGTACACGGATATTACGGAACTGACGCCGGAACTGGTGCGGGAGTTTATCCAGCGGATCGAGATACACGAACGCTCCGGGCGGTACAAGAAAAAGCATTACACCCAGCAGGTCGATATTTACTTCAATTTCATCGGCCAGGCATGACAAAACGGCCCCAGGATGCCGTAACATCCTGGGGCCAGGCTTAGAACAAAAAAACATCCTTATTAGGACGGACGCTTTCAGCGCAAGGGCTTTTTTCTGTCCTTAATAGCGGACCTCCTCCAGGCACAG